ATGAGTAGGGAGCAGTCAATTCTCACGGCTCAACAATCACTCGGAAAATCCGCTACGCAAGAGCAAATAAAACTTGCTGGGGAGTACGCTGCGAAAATTTGGGACACCGCCAATGCCCTTAAGATGAAGCAGCAAGCTGAGCAAGCGGCAAGATTTGTAGATAAAGAGGTGGCTGCCAGCAAGACAGCAGTAAACCCATCTACTGGACGGGCGCAAGACCCAACTGCAGAGGTAAATCAGGAAGAACTGCAAAAGCTAGAAGCACTCAATAATTACCAGCAACTTGGAGTGCTAAGCGTTCAGCAGTATGAAGATGCCAAGACAGCGATACTCCAGCAGGCTGCGTATCAACGACAGGAAATTCTTGACCAAGAACAGCGGACTTACCAACAAAACATCAGCACCTTACTCGGGGAGTCATCGAGCTTTGCTGGTTCCCTCGCAGATGCTATTGGGCAGGCGGCAGGAAAATCCAGCGCCGCATATCAGGCATTGTTTGCAATAAGCAAGGGTTTCGCGATTGCGCAGGCTCTTTGAACTTGCAGACAGCAATAAGTAATGCGATGGCGATACCATGGCCCGCCAACATACCAGCTATCTCTCAGGCGCTATCTGCCGGCACTCAAATCGTTAGTGCTATAAGTGGCATTAGCTACGGCGGCGCGCGTTATAATGGCGGCCCTGTGAGCGCTGGCGCGATGTACCAGGTAGGTGAGCGAGGCAAGCCAGAGATTTACCAGGCGAGCACTGGTAAGCAGTACATGATACCCGGTGACAACGGCAAGGTGATCAGCAACAAGGACATGCAAGGCGGTGGTGGTATCAACGTGAATGTCAGTATCAACAACACCAACGGTTCATATGTAGATCACCAGGTAAGCAGTGATGGCAATGGCGGTGTCTCGATGGAGATATTTATCGCTGACATGGACAACGGCGGCCCGATGAGCCAAGCCATAAGTCGAAATCATCAGGCCCCTAACCGCTTCGGCGGGTTTTTTATTACCGAAAACCGTGGCAATACCTTATCCCGACTGGCTATCACTTTCCCCAGAAGGCCAACAAGAGCCGCACGATTGATGCCGGGTTCCGCACCGATCAGCCCTATTTTCCAGCGCCTGACCGATGACCTCAAAACCACCTGGTCGCTGACGTGGATTTTCACGCTGCAAGAGGATCGGGCATTCGAGCAGTGGTATCGCAGCCCTCGTTACCTGGATAACGGCAATCAGTGGTTCACGATGCTTTGCAATCTGGGTGGCTCTGGCCTGCAACTGCAGGAACTGCATTTCGTGGCTCCGCCGGTTCAAACGAGTATCAACGGCAACACGACGACGTGGACGGCGAGCGTAATCACTCGGAAGGTCTACAACCCGGATGACGAGTTTTCAGACGTCATTGTTGAGCTGCCGCCGTATCAGTGGGGGATCATTGATGAAGTGGTTAACCGCGACATGCCGGAGTATTGAATGCCTACCTTACGAGAATTTCAGTCACAGCGGCCCAACCGGATCATCTACGACACGATGACCTTCAGTCATCCGGCTTTTGGCACTATTCGGCTGGTGGCAAACCAGATATACCCAAAGACGTTCGCCGGCCAGGTGTTTTCAGCCTGCAGGATGGAGGTCGCAGAGAGTCAGCAGAGTAGCACGCCGGTGATCAACTCAACGGTGAAATTCGGGCGCTTGGCACAGGACTTCAAGCAGCAGCTGAAGCTGTGGCGCGCGCCACTCACGCATAACGCCTATCTCTGCCACGTATCAGCGTTTTCGATGCGGCGGACATGAACACGCCGCTGAAGTCTTGGACGCTGTATGTGAAAGATGCCTCTCTCGATGAGGCTGACGTAACGTGCTCGCTCACGCTGCAGAACCCGCTCAACAACAACATCGGCTTTCTCTACAACACCACGGAATTCCCAGGGCTCGCCAATGCATAAATCTGACTTCATTCACGCCATGGAGGGTAAGCCGTGGCGCGATCGGGCGTGCTCGTTCGACACGGCTGATTGCTGGGGGCTGGTGGTGCTGTATTACCGGCATGTGCTCGGCATAGAGATACACCAAACGCCGGACTACGAAGCCGGCAGCGACTTCCTGACGTGTTTTTCCGGTGATGTTGTGTTCTGGCATCAGGCCGAGAAAGCGGCCGACGGTAGCATTTTTATCGCGTATTACGGCGGTCAGCCAGCTCACGTCGGTTTGGTCATTGATGGCAAGCATTCCATAGCCGCGGCGAAGCGGGCATGTGCGCTTTGACAGACTGCGGACGCTGGAGCGAGTTTTCACCAAATTGGAGTTTTACGACTATGCCGTTGATCGAAGTTCAGCGCGTGCCGGGGTTGCCTAAAGAACGTCATAACCTTCCCGCCGGTAGCATGTTCTATCCCTGGCTGAAATCGGCCAACCTTCACTGCGATGTTGAAATTCTGCGTAATGGCGTAAAGCTGCAGCCTGATGATGAGCTGAATTTCCCGCTCAACGATGGCGACGTGATCAGCGTGTTCGACCAGCCGAAAAGCGGCACCATTGGGAAGGTTCTCAGCCCAATTTTTGCCCCGATAAAGTTCGTCCAAAAAATCCTGACGTCATTGCTCGGCCAGCCAAGCGCGGGCGTGGCGACAAGCAGCAACGCAAAGACCTCCCCGAACAACAGCTTGAAAGGGCAAACCAACATTGCGCGAAACGGCGAGGCAAAGCCTGACAACTACGGCCAGGTGCGCGCGTACCCTGACCTGATTCAGGAGTCGCTGTTCGAGTACGACAACAACATCAAGAAAGTCACAGAGTGGATGAACTTCGGGCTCGGCCGGTATGACGTCACGTCAGTAAGGTATTCAGAATCGAACCTCGGCGCGCTGGCCGGTGCTTCATACCGCATCTACCAGCCAGGCGAGAACATCCCTCTGATCAATGAAGGTTTCGCTTTCGACGACATCGACGGCCAAGAACTGCCGGGCCGAACGAGAGCGGTGATTTCCCAGCAGAGACGGCGACGACAACCACCGATATGGTTTCTGGCGAGTTCATCGCCGGACAGGCAAAGGTGAAAATCAAGCAGAACAGCGACTTTGATTACTTCTATGACCTGCCTAAGCCTCATTCTGTATCGTTCGTAGTCAATGTCACCTACAACACGGTGTCGGGGCCAGTAACTCGCGATATCACGGTATTTGCCGATCTCTTCAGCGCGACGACAACAGACGATGGCACCCCAGTGAACCCACAGTATTTCTACGAGTTCACGTTTGTAAATCTGGGCGGCAACGATATCAGCCAGATCCCCGACGACGCGGTAATCAACACGTCGATATTCACGCTTAACGACAATGAACCGCTGGTAATCGGCCCATCGTTCTCTCCGGTTGATGGGACTCAGCTTTGGGTTCATCTGCAGGCGCAATTGGGGCATGGAGACTACGCCAGAACCAGCGTCACCTTTTGGAAGGTTGATGATGATAACGACCAGATACCCGGCACGCTGGAAAGCTACAACATCGGGCTTAACAACGATGATGAGAACGCGGATACAAAATATGGCACGTTCAAATTCACGCCAGTATCTGGTAAAGGGCGTTATGCGGTAACGTTCATCCGCACCAACAACAGCAACGATCACTCAATCCTGAAAGTAGAAGCTGTTCACATCGTCAGGACGCGCACCAACGTTGTTTACCCCAATGACACGCTCGTAACCGTTACTGTCACTGCGACAGAGCGCGCAACCAGTGCGAGGGAGCGAAAATATAACGCTCTAATCACCCGTCACGTCATTAGCTACAACCTGGTTACACAGACGGTCGATTACACAGAAAGGCCGTCACGCTCGTTTGCAGATGCGGTATTGCACACCTGGCTAAAGATGGGGGGGGCAGCCAGAGTCAAGCATCGACATCTACGAACTTTACTCTATCGCGGCATCGCTTCCTGAGCCGCGCCTGGGCTACTTCGATTACACCTTCGATGATGAAGACATCTCGCTGGGCTCTCGGGTTCAGACAATCTGTGATGCGGCGACGGTGACCGCATTTTGGGATGGCGGGGTGTTGTCTTTCACTCGTGATGAACGGAAGCCAAGCGCAACAACGGTGTTCAACCGAGCAAACATGAAAGCGGAGGATTACAGCCTTTCCTACGACATGACGCTACCCGGTGGTTTTGATGGGGTAGAGGTCAAGTATCGAAACCCGGTCACGAATAAACAGGCATTCATCCGCTACCGGATCATCGGCAACTCGATAGAGGAGGGCGAGCCGGTAAAGGCGAAGAAGTTCGACATGCTGTTTATCCGCAATTCTTTCCAGGCACGGGATCGGGCATTGAAAGAAGTTCGCCGGCTGCTGTACTCACGGCAAACGATGGCTATCCGCGCGCTGGCCGATGGTGAATGGGTGAACGTCGGGCAGATGGTGCAGGTAGCCGATATCTACGACGCTAACCAGCAGGATGGCTATATCGTCGCGCGCAACGGCAACAACTTCGATACCAGCGAACGGATCGAGTGGTCAGGGGATATGTTTGTGGTCGTTACTGATGCAATCGGTGCGCCTACAGCGCGCGTCCAGGCATTTCCTCGCACAGATAGCATATTTGGCTTCACTGCAGCAGTACCAGAAATAACCCTCAACCTCTATGACGGCTACAACACACAGTCGCCGTCTCGTTACGTCATCGCCTCGCAAGTAGAGATGGACGCAACGAAATGGACGATCACGGAAAAGAAACCGAATGGCGACGGGACAACCTCGTTAACCATGTCTGAATACAACGATGAAATGTATAATTACGAGGTAACTGAATAAATGGCTACCACACCGACAAGTAACCCAATCCCAAGCGAATCTTTGAATGATTTAAGGTTTAATACCGGGAAGATTGATGAAATAGTAAACTCAGACAATAGAAAATACGTTGATAGGTTTGGAGTTGAAAGATACACATGGTCTGGAGCGTTGGCAAATATTGCACCTCTGGGGCACCCATGGACTGTGTCAGAAGCAGATGCTGCTATTGCGTCAGGGGAGATCCCGAATCTAGCGTATTATTTTGTTTGGTCGCAAGATGGCAATAACATTGCTGATGTATGGCAGAACGTTAATGGAGTTGGTCAGAAAACAGGGAAAAGCTACCCATCAAGTGAATTTGTTTATGAACTACAAAACAAAGTTGATTTCGTTTATGACAGCAATGCCAAAAACGTTTCTGGGTTCCCAGGGGTAGCTGAGATGGCGACAGATAAAAAAGGTAATGTAACTTACCGGCGATTAGAAGATGGTACATCGCAGTTTCCTGCCGTTATGGTTGGTAGCCGAATTGAGCAAGTGCAGGGCGCTAACGGGTCAACCTTTCAATCAAGAGATTCAGGAGGGTTGATTCTTTCGCTATCTGAAGATGGTAGCATTGGAATGCTTAAATACAGCACGTTCTTCTCTAATGAGTACCCAGATTACGCCGAGGTACATGTTGATAAGAATGGAGACATCTTCAAGATAGTTAAGCGAGATGGAACAGTAATTGATATTCGCGATAGGGATACACAACAGACAAGCCCGGTTGTCTCATCAGATGGTGGTCTTGCAATAGAGGATGATGGATTTATTAAGTTCATATCCAGCAATGGTGAAAACAAAAGTATTACATCTGATTCCGGAAATAAAAATCCAGTCACTTTCAAGGCGGTAGACGATAGTTATTTTGTAAAATTTGCGTCTAAAGAAGGTGGGAACGGTGATTATAGTATACATCGCATCAAGCCAGACGGCCTTTCTCGCATTAAGCAGGGAAATTCAACATTAATTCATGTTATATTAGTTGGGCAATCCCTGTCAGTTGGCGGAGCATCAGTGGTTCAATCCCCTGTGACAACTTCGGCCAGGCATCCATATGGGGCAGTAACGTTTAATGGTGGCCCTAAATACGACAGCGCATATCCGGCAAAGTCAGTTGAGCTTTCAGATCTGGACTACTTAGTATCCTCTGTAGAAAACATTGGGAAATGTGGTGCTCAAGAGTCTGATTGTAGTGGCATTGGAGAGCGAATTTTTGAGCTCTCGGGTATTACATGCTTGGTTTCTGCAACTGGATCATCAGGTACATCTCTGGCAAATATTTCAAAAGGTAAGCCATCATTTATCTCAACACAAATGGTGATGCGTAGAGCATATGAAATAGCTACAGGTCTGGGGATGGAATATCTACCGTACATGCTCCTCATTCACGGCAATGCAGATGCTGTGAATAACACAAGCGCTCAAGACTACAAAAACCTTATGTTAACTCTTCGTATGGATTATGAGGATTATCTACGAGATGTTACAGATAATCCAAATCTAAATCTGAAGATGTTTGTTCAGCAGTTTAGTAATGCAACTGTTCAGGCCGGAGCAGCGGGCGCTGATGTGAATCTAATAATTGGGAATGCGCAATATGAAATCTGCCGTGATAATGATGATTTCATCCTTACAGGCACACAATATACTCGCCCCTATGTCGATAAAGATCATCTGTCAAGTAACGGTTATCGAACTGATGGGGAAATTGCAGGTATCTCTATTGCTAAATACTTAAATGATGGTAACAATATTGCGCTCAGACCAGATGATTCAAACATCACTCAAACATCTTCTGAAATTGTCATTCCTCTATTGGGGGGGGTAGGTAATGCAGTGATCGATACATCAAGAGTATCAGACCCCGGAAATTATGGTTTTCGTCTTGTTGGCGCCACTATAACTGGTGTTACCATTGATAATGGTAATACAGTAAGGATTGCAAAAACTGGCACGGCAACCGCAGTGAACTATGCATATGTAGGTAATAAATCTAATATGCCAGGTGCCAATACCGGAAACCGAGGGTGTATTAGGGATTCGTCTACTGACGTTTCACCAGTTTCAGGCCTGCCGCTCTACAATGATCTTATCGCTTTCAACAAATATTTCTAAATTTCTAAGAGGTCACAATGACAACTACTCGCGTTTACATCGATAGCACGGTTACAGCCACACGATCTCTTGGGAGAATTACATTTCCAATTACCGCGCTACCAAATTTAGTTCCAGGGATGCTTTTGCAATTTGATGTGGACTCTACTGGGTCTCTTGTGCGTAATAGGGTAGGCAGTGACATGACAGTTATTGGCTCTCCCGTTGTTAGTGATTATGAAGTTTCTCTTAATGAAACAAATTATATTGATACCGGAATAAACATTGAGCCATATTCTACCGGTGATATGACATTTATTGGTATCAGCAAGAACCCAGGCGGCAAGTTTAACGTCGTGGGGGTAATGCAGGTATCCCCACCTATGCGCACAAGGTGTCATGAGTATGAGATAGCAAAACGAGTGGGCGGCCGGTGGTTAAACTCTGCCGGAGCTGGTTGGATTTCTGTACTCGATACGACGCCAACAGAGGCGTTAGCGCTGGATAGCATCTTTGCAGTTTCTCGAACAGTAGTAGATATCAAAGATGGGACTGGCCGGCTCGGTATCCATGCAGATATTCCTGCAACTGGCCAGCATGCGCTTGTCCCATACGGGACTGTTGCCCCTGCCAGCATCACTGGAAACATCCTGATAGGGGCAAGTATTGACCACGGCACAACAGTAACGGGAAAAATTATGGCGGTACTGGCTTTTAACCGGGCAATCACAGATGAGGAGATGTCATTGATTTATCAGGCGTACAAAAACCATTACGCGGCATTAGGGAAGAAAATTTAACCTTTCTTGTTCCACCAATCCCACTCAGCGTGCAACCAGATGAGCAGCATGACAATACTAGAAATAAACAAACTGTCTGGCCATCTGGTTGTGCCTGTGTAAATAGAAATTGCAGACATCAATGCTGCTAGGCGGACGAGAGATTTTATGAGCATGAGCCTTCCTTGTGATAGTGCCCATATGTTGTAGCTTGCCTATCAATCCATCAAATTGGTTTTGTAGATCAATTTCTCTCTATCGATCGTCAAAAACGATCGCATTTCTAACTATTTCGCCTCGGACGCATTGGGATTGTAGCGGTATCAAATTTTAACGCTGCATCAACGGCTTTGCCCTGGGTTTCGAACGGCGTTTCTGATACGAGGGGCCAGCGCCCTTTATGCCAAACATAAAGCCAGTGCTGCTGCTCCTCATCTTCTCTTATTGCGAACATCTGAGGACTATTATGTTCTGGTTCTGGATATCTGTCGTTTTCGTTGAGTATGAAGATCTGCCGGCCGGCGAGGGTGATACTGCCCAT